ATGACGAAGAAAAAAGCACATAAACCTGGTTCAGCGACCATCGCGCTTAACAAGCGCGCCCGTCACGAATACTTTATCGAAGAAGAGTTCGAAGCGGGACTTGCCCTGCAAGGCTGGGAGGTTAAATCCCTGCGCGCAGGAAAAGCCAATATCAGCGACAGCTATGTCCTTCTGCGCGACGGAGAGGCATTTCTGTTTGGCGCTAACATCACGCCAATGGCTGTGGCCTCCACGCATGTGGTGTGCGATCCTACCCGTACCCGCAAGTTACTTCTCAACCAGCGCGAACTGGACTCATTGTACGGTCGCGTCAATCGAGAAGGCTATACCGTAGTGGCGCTCTCCCTGTACTGGAAAAATGCCTGGTGCAAAGTGAAAATCGGCGTCGCCAAAGGTAAAAAACAGCACGATAAACGTTCAGATATCAAAGAACGCGAATGGCAGGTGGATAAAGCGCGTATCATGAAAAACGCCCATCGTTAAACCTATATAAGCGATACTAATCAAATCCTCACCGCGCCTCCCTATCCGGTGGCGCGAATGAACATCTTGTCGACTGTCAAATCTGACACAGATGTAGCCATCCCATTGCTTAATCGAAAAAAAATAATACTATGCAGGCGCTAATTCCAGGATGATAACGCCTTTTGGGCTAGTCATGCTGCTCATAAATCTGGTATACTTACCGTTACACATTGGGGCTGATTCTGGATTCGACGGGATTTGCGAAACCCAAGGTGCATGCCGAGGGGCGGTTGGCCTCGTAAAAAGCCGCAAAAAATAGTCGCAAACGACGAAAGCTACGCTTTAGCAGCTTAATAACCTGCTTAGAGCCCTCTCTCCCTAGCCTCCGCTCTTAGGACGGGGATCAAGAGAGGTCAAACCCAAAAGAGATCGCGTGGAAGCCCTGCCTGGGGTTGAAGCGTTAAAACTTAATCAGGCTAGTTTGTTAGTGGCGTGTCCGTCCGCAGCTGGCAAGCGAATGTAAAGACTGACTAAGCATGTAGTACCGAGGATGTAGGAATTTCGGACGCGGGTTCAACTCCCGCCAGCTCCACCAAAATTCTCCATCGGTGATTACCAGAGTCATCCGATGAAGTCCTAAGAGCCCGCACGGCACAAGCCCTGCGGGCTTTTTTGTGTCTTCAATTTGTCCCGCGAAGTCCGAAGAGAACTAATTAAATCCGAACCTTTTAGGCCCATTGATAGGCCCAACGAAAAGCTCTATTGTTTTCGTTGGGCCTAAACGCATGGAGACTCCCCATGGCAAGAAAAACCAAGCCGTTAACCGATACGGAAATCAAAGCCGCCAAACCTAAAGATGCCGATTACCAGCTTTATGATGGTGATGGGCTGACCCTGTTAATAAAGTCCAGCGGTAGTAAGCTCTGGCAGTTCCGTTACTATCGGCCTCTAACCAAACAGCGAACCAAGCAGAGCTTCGGTGCCTACCCTGCTGTCTCCCTTTCTCATGCGCGTAAACTCAGAGCTGAATCTCGAGTTTTGTTGGCAAAAGATATTGATCCTCAGGAACACCAGAAAGAACAGGTGAGGAATTCTCAAGAGGCCAAAACCAACACCTTCTTGTTAGTTGCCGAGCGTTGGTGGAATGTGAAGAAAGCCAGCGTAACAGAGGACTATGCCGACGATATCTGGCGCTCGCTTGAGAGAGATGTTTTCCCAGCAATCGGTGATATCAGCGTCACTGAGATTAAGGCTCATACTCTGGTTAAAGCTGTTCAGCCGGTTCAGGCCAGAGGTGCATTAGAGACTGTTCGCCGCCTTTGTCAGCGTATTAACGAAGTCATGATTTATGCGCAGAACACAGGCCTGATTGATGCAGTTCCCAGTGTAAATATCGGAAAAGCGTTCGAGAAACCGCAAAAGAAAAACATGCCGAGTATCCGTCCGGATCAGCTTCCACAGTTAATGCAAACAATGCGTACAGCAAGTATCAGTATGTCAACGCGGTGCTTGTTCATGTGGCAGCTTCTCACCATTACCCGCCCTGCCGAAGCCGCTGAGGCACGATGGGATGAGATCGATTTCAGTGCTAAAGAATGGAAAATTCCAGCAGCTCGTATGAAGATGAACCGAGACCATACGGTTCCACTATCGGATGAGGCTCTTTCTATTCTGGAAATGATGAAGTCACTCAGTGGTGGCCGAGAGTTTATCTTTCCCAGTCGCATCAAACCAACCCAGCCAATGAACAGCCAAACAGTTAATGCCGCACTTAAGCGTGCTGGCTTAGGAGGCGTACTCGTATCACACGGTTTACGCTCTATCGCTAGTACGGCACTCAATGAGGAAGGATTCCCGCCTGATGTCATTGAAGCAGCACTGGCTCATGTAGACAAAAATGAGGTACGTCGCGCTTACAACCGCAGTGATTACCTTGAGCAACGTCGTCCGATGATGCAGTGGTGGGCTTACTTTGTAGTGGCACACTGAATTTGGCCACCTGAACAGAGGTGATATGCTCACCTCAGAACAACACAGGTGCTCCAATGAAAAAAAGAAATTTCAGCGCAGAGTTTAAACGCGAATCCGCTCAACTGGTTGTTGACCAGAACTACACGGTGGCAGATGCCGCCAAAGCTATGGATATCGGCCTTTCCACAATGACAAGATGGGTCAAACAACTGCGTGATGAGCGTCAGGGCAAAACACCAAAAGCCTCTCCGATAACACCAGAACAAATCGAAATACGTGAGCTGAGGAAAAAGCTACAACGCATTGAAATGGAGAATGAAATATTAAAAAAGGCTACCGCGCTCTTGATGTCAGACTCCCTGAACAGTTCTCGATAATCGGGAAACTCAGAGCGCATTATCCTGTGGTCACACTCTGCCATGTGTTCGGGGTTCATCGCAGCAGCTACAGATACTGGAAAAACCGTCCTGAAAAACCAGACGGCAGACGGGCTGTATTACGCAGTCAGGTACTTGAGTTGCATAACATCAGCCATGGTTCTGCCGGGGCAAGAAGCATCGCCACAATGGCAACCCTGATAGGCTTCAGAATGGGGCGCTGGCTTGCCGGCAGGCTCATGAAAGAACTGGGACTGGTCAGTTCTTTCATGAGCCTGCGCACCGTTATAAACGAGGTGGTCGTGAACATGTCACTATCCCGAATCACCTTGGGCGGCAGTTCGCAGTGACAGAGCCAAATCAGGTATGGTGCGGCGACGTGACGTACATCTGGACGGGGAAACGTTGGGCATACCTTGCCGTTGTTCTCGACCTGTTTGCAAGGAAACCGGTAGGTTGGGCAATGTCGTTCTCTCCAGACAGCAGACTGACCATCAAAGCGCTGAAAATGGCCTGGGAAATCCGCAGTAAACCAGCCGGGGTAATGTTCCACAGCGATCAGGGCAGCCACTATACAAGCAGGCAGTTCCGGCAGTTACTGTGGCGTTACCAGATCAAACAGAGTCTGAGTCGACGAGGAAATTGCTGGGATAACAGCCCGATGGAGCGCTTCTTCAGGAGTCTGAAAAACGAGTGGATACCGGTGACGGGTTACATGAACTTCAGCGATGCTGCCCATGAAATAACGGACTATATCGTTGGGTATTACAACGCGCTCAGGCCGCACGAATATAACGGTGGGTTGCCACCAAATGAATCGGAAAACCGATACTGGAAAAACTCTAAAGCGGTGGCCAGTTTTTGTTGACCACTACACTACCTTCAGATACGATGCTGCCTCTTCACGAGTGAAGATTTCTTCTTCCACCTGGAATCTCCATTTATTGAGTTGGTATTATTGCGGTAGGTCTGGATATCATTGAGCAATGAACAGGCCTCATCGAGTGTGAGGCGGTGTTATTTCATGGTTAGTCCTTGCGTAGCTCGCTGATTCTTCTGTAAGTCTCTGGTGCTTTGTTTCCGTGTATCTTCATTTCTGACTTCAACAGAGCAACGAGGGAATCCCATTCGTTGAGGATGCCTTTGAATGCCGGAACGCGCTTTGCAACCTTGTCGAATGAATCTCTGATTTCTGGAATCTGCTCAACAAGTGCAACGCATCGTCTGAAATCGGCTGCGTCATGTGGAGCACCGAAGCTATGACCATAGATATTCTTTTTCAGTCCACATGCGATTGAGGCAAGAGTTGCGCTACTGATGCCAACATCGCCAGTCGATTGCCATTTCAAAACCTTCATAGCCAAATCTGACATTTCTTGTCTCCAATAAAAAAACCGCCATCAGGCGGCTTGGTGTTCTTTCAGTTCTTCAATTCGAATATTGGTTATGTCTGCATGTGCTATCTGCGCCCATATTATCCAGTGGTCATAGCAGTCGTTGATGTTCTCTGTTTCGATAACCCTGTTGAATGGCTCTCCATTCCATTCTCCTGTGACTCGGAAGTGCATTTATCATCCCCATAAAACAAAACTCGCCGTAGCGAGTTCAGATAAAAGAAATCCCCGCGAGGGCGGGGATGTTAAGTCGGTGGGGGTACAGTATGGATATCGAAAATTATTGCGCGATTTTCATTACTCCCCTGGGAAAACATTATCTGGCAAGCATACGTTGTTGATGCTGTTTCACAACACGTAAACGTAAGCTGTCATAGGCCCAATTGTAGAACATGGTATATGGTAGAAAGAAAAGGAAGAATCCTATCTCTAGTGTAAAAGCCTGTAACAGACTGACGCTCAGAATCCAGGACACCATAATGACGCCGATCGCGATAAATCCACTTTCAAAGCCCAAAGCATGGAATGCACGAACTTTTGCAGTTCGTTTTACCTGATGAGCAGGCCAGTAGCGATCAAATAGCATGTTATAGATGATATTCCAGATCATTGCAGTTGAAGCCAACAAGATAGTCATCCCGCCCATTTCGAGTATAGTTCGCTGCATTAACCATGCTGTGGTGGGGGCCAGAATCGCAGTGGCAATTCCTTCAAAGCAAATAGCGTGAAAAATACGCTCAAGTAACGATCTGCGTTGAATCGCATTATGTTGCATAACTTACCTTTCTTACAGTTTCGACCGCGTTATGGAGTTGTGAGATTTTTATCGATTTATGTGATATATAAAAGATAGATACCATCGAAAAAATTGATAGATTATGCGTTACTCACTTGAAGCGTTAAGTACATTTGTTGAAGCGGTTTCCTGTGGCTCCTTTTCTGCTGCGGCACGAAGATTACGCAAAAGTCAGTCCGCAGTCAGTACGTCAATTGCCAATCTTGAGGTCGATCTTGGTATATCATTATTCGATCGCTCTTCGCGAGAACCTGTGCTGACAGAGGAAGGAAAGAAAGTATTGAGTTACGTTCATGCGATTTTGTCAGCCAGTGAACGTCTTGAGGAGGTGGCGGTTTCGCTTGCCGGAGAGACTGAAGCTCGTCTGACGTTTGTGCTTTCCGATACCCTACACCCTGACTTATTAGAAGACATCATGGTGCAGTTTGATAGTCAGTTTCCACATACTGAGTTAGAGGTTTTAATTGGTGAGGATGTCGATGTCATCGATCTTTTGCAAAAAGAACGAGCGCAGATCGGCTTAATTGAGTCTCGGGAACACTACCCCACCGATATTGGCTCAACCCGTTTACCGATGCAAGCGTGGATGGGCATTTATGTTTCGGCGTCACATCCACTGTCTGCAGAAAAAACAATCCAGCGGGAACAACTTCATTCATGGCGAGAACTTCGTCTTAATACTTATATCGATAACCGGGAGATGATTGCCCGTGGACCGGTTTGGTCTGCACCTAACTATTTGTTGTTACTCAGTATGGCCGTACAGGGATTTGGCTGGTGCTCTCTGCCCTGTGCTCTGGTTGAGGAGTTTGCAACAGAAAAACCGCTGGTTCAGCTCGACGTACCTGGCTGGCCAAAGGCAATTTCTATCGATCTGCTTTGGAATAAAAAATCGCCACCAGGCGCGGCTGGAAATTGGCTTAAGCATCATTTACAGCATATCAATGCCCCAAATAGTCGAACTTAGATTAGTTAAAATATGGAATCCTGAAATAATCTATGTTGATATGTGGAGCCATCTTCCAGGCTCCCACCTAAATCATGTTAGCAGTTCCATTTTTTTGATGATTTCCGCATGAGCATCATCGTTATCCCCAGCGACAAATTGAATACAAAACCAGTGCTACCGCCATTGCAATTCCTACCGTTGCGAATGCTTCAGGCCAGCTCATTGATTCACCTCCTGCGGCGGTTCTGGTAGTGGCATCCAATTGATTACATCGCATTCAGGGATGCTGATATCATCACCAAGCCACCCTTGACCTTCAGACCAGCATTGCGCGTAATACCCGTATTCTGTGTTCACTACGCACCACTGCGCGTCGTTCGGCATTCGCTCACTACAGCTTATCCAACTATCCGGAGTTACCGGAAGCGAGAACGGCAGCACATCTCTGTGAACAAGTTTTTGCTGTGACAGGTTATCCAGAACTTTCTGTACTGCTGCATCACCGAATACACCAAGCGCATCTGCCATAACTCCTACAACCTGATAAGCCTCAGCGCATACCGTGGATAAACCATCCGGAATTACCGGAGAGTTGCCGGGTTCTTTAATGTGCAAGCGAGGCTCACCATCTTTTGGCTCAGGCCACTGGCGCTCCATGTTGATCTTCAATTTATCTTCCATAGCAACGTTAATTTCAGCATCGCTGATGCCAGCACGGCGTTGTGCATCCCACAACAGAAACTGCATATCAGCCCACTCGCTAAGATCGTCTGGTTCGGCTGCGGCTTCCAGTGCCTCTTTTGAGAGGTGTTTCAGTGGACCAATGGGGCCAACGCAGCCAAATGTGGAGTCAGACCATTTGGCATGCTCGTGGCGAATCTGTTCGCGTTCCAGTGATGCCAGTGCAATTCGTGCCAGTTCCATTTGTTCGCCACGAGTAAGCCCGTTTTCAAGCGGATTTTTAATGAACAATTCAATACGTTCTTTGGTAATAGTGGTCATGTGTTAATCCTCAAAACTTTATGCCCGGGCGCAAAAGTACGTGTTTTGTCTTTGCTTATTCGCCACCCATCTTTACGGGCCTCTTTTGCACAACCAGACCATGACGTACCGATATACTCACCGAAGTCTGGCACTGGATATACACCTTCCGTACACTGGCGACAATCACAATAGAGATGCATGGTATAACTTGCGGCAATAGCCATATCAGTCTCCTTTGATGCGAATACCAGCAGCGCGGATAGATTTCCATTGTTCCCACATGCGGTTGAAGTCTGTTCCTGATAAGGTCGCGTTACGGTATCCAGTTTCGGTGCGCAATCCTTCAAGCGTCGATTTGGAAATACAAATTGAATGCATTACCCATGATTCAAACAAATCACGCTCCCGAGCTTCGCAACTTTGTTTACTCATCTCTTCAATGCATTGTTTAGCTTCTAAATCAGCAATTCTGTCAACCACGGCATCGACAGCATCTGAAAAGCCGAACCAGTTGCTCCACTCCGGCCTGTTACCGGTTGCTGCAAAGTACATATCATCTAAAGCAGACTCAGCATGGTCACGCTCGTTAATGAGTTGCTCTTCGCTTTTCTCCAGTTCTGCAATACGCTTGTTTTGGGATTCCCGTTCATCCAGCAGCGCCAGCACAATCGATGGTGTTACCAGCTCATGGAAAAGGTCCGCATCAAATCCCCAGTCGTCATGCATTGCCTGCTCTGCCGCTTCACGCAGTGCCTGAGAGTTAATTTCGCTCACTTCGAACCTCTCTGTTTACTGATAAGCTCCAGATCTTCCTGGCAACTTGCACAAGTCCGACAACCCTGAACGGCCAGACGTCTTCGTTCATCTATCGGATCGCCACACTCACAACAATGAGTGGCAGATATAGCCTGGTGGTTCAGGCGGCGCATTTTTATTGCTGTGTTGCGCTGTAATTCTTCAATTTCTGATGCTGAATCAATGATGTCTGCCATCTTTCATTAATCCCTGAATTGTTGGTTAATACGCTTGAGGGTGAATGCGAATAATAAAAAAGGAGCCTGTAGCTCCATGATGATTTTGTTTTTCATGCTCACCGTTCCTTAAAGACGCCGTTTAACATGCCGATCGCCAGGCTTAAATGAGTCGGTGTGAATCCCATCAGCGTTACCGTTTCGCGGTGCTTCTTCAGTACGCTACGGCAAATGTCATCGACGTTTTTATCCGGAAACTGCTGTCTGGCTTTTTTGATTTCATAATTAGCCAGATGGGCAATGCTGCGAAGGGCGTTTTCTTGCTGAGGTGTCATTGAACAAGTCCCATGTCGGCAAGCATAAGCACACAGAATATGAAGACCGCTGCCAGAAAAATGCATTCAGTGGTTGTCATACCTGGTCTCTCTCATCTGCTTCTGCTTTCGCCACCATCATTTCCAGCTTTTGTGAAAGGGATGCGGCTAACGTATGAAATTCTTCGTCTGTTTCTACTGGTATTGGCACAAACCTGACTCCAATTTGAGCGAGGCTATGTGCCATCTCGATACTCGTTCTTAACTCAACGGGAGATGCTTTGTGCATACAGCTCCCCGTTTATTATTTATCTCCTCAGCCAGCCGCTGTGCTTTCAGGGGATTTCGGATAACAGAAAGGCCGGGAAATACCCAGCCTCGCTTTGTAACGGAGTAGACGAAAGTGATCGCGCCTACCCGGATATTATCGTGAGGATGCTTCATCGCCATTGCTCCCCAAATACAAAACCAATTTCAGCCAGTGCCTCGTCCATTTTTTCGATGAACTCCGGCACCATCTCGTCAAAACTCGCCATGTACTTTTCATCCCGCTCAACCACGACATAATGCAGTCCTTCACGCTTCATACGCGGGTCATAGTTGGCAAAGTACCAGGCATCTTTTCGCGTCACCCACATGCTGTACTGCACCTGGGCCATGTAAGCCGACTTTATGGCCTCGAAACCACCGAGCCGGAACTTCATGAAATCCCGGGAGGTAAACGGGCATTTCAGCTCAAGGCCATTGCCGTCACTGCATAAACCATCGGGAGAGCAGGCGGTGCGCATACTTTCGTCGCGATAGATGATCGGGGATTCAGTAACATTCACGCCGGAAGTGAATTCAAACAGAGTTCTGGCGTCGTTCTCGTACTGTTTTCCCCAGGCCAGCGCCTTAGCATTAACTTCCGGAGCCACACCGGTGCAAACCTCAGCCAGCAGGGTGTGGAAGTAGGACATTTTCATGTCAGGCCACTTCTTTCCTGATCGGGGCTTTGCTATCACGTTATGAACTTCTGAAGCGGTGATGACGCCGAGCCGTAATTTGTGCCATGCATCATCCCCCTGTTCGACAGCTCTCACGTCGATCCCGGTACGCTGCAGGATAATGTCCGGTGTCATGCTGCCACCTTCTGCTCAGTGGCTTTCTGTTTCAGGAATCCAAGAGCTTTCACTGCTTCGGCCTGTGTCAGTTCTGACGATGCGCGAATGTCGCGGCGAAATATCTGGGAACAGAGCGGCAATAAGTCGTCATCCCATGTTTTATCCAGGGCGATCAGCAGAGTGTTAATCTCCTGCATGGTTTCATCGTTAACCGGAGTGATGTCGCGTTCCGGCTGACGTTCCGCAGTGTATGCAGTATTTTCGACAATGCGCTCGGCTTCATCCTTGTCATAGATACCAGCAAATCCGAAGGCCAGACGGGCACACTGAATCATGGCTTTATGCCGCAACATTCGTTTGGGATGCGACTGCCACGGTCCGGTGATTTCTCTGCCTTCGCGGGTTTTGAATGGTTCGCGGCGGCATTCATCCATCCATTCGGTAACGCAGATCGGATGATTACG